AAGGTCACAGGCCAGTGCTATGTAGGGCAATCGCAAAGAGTTAAAAAAAGAATCAAAGAACATTTCCGGTTGCTGAGATGGAACAAGCACACAAACCCCCATCTACAGAATGCGTACAACAAGTACAGCGCGGAAAATTTTTATGGTGCTATAGAAGTGGAGTGCAACAACTTAGATGAACTTGACCATTTAGAAAATGCGTTTTTATGTGGAGATGCGTGGTTTGATGAGCCAACCGTTTACAACATAGCGGACTTTGCAAAAGCTCCAATGAGAGGCAAGACGCATAGTGAAGAGGTAAAAAAACGCATTCGACTTGGAAGAAGAGCTACGACGTTTGATTACAAAAGCTCAGAGTACAGGCAAACACTTTCAAAGGCGCAAATGGCACGTTTTCACTCGGACCCAAAATTTATTGATAAACTGAAGTTTGTGCTTGAGAATGATCATATGTCTTACGCAGAACGTGCTAGACGATTGGGTTCCGATACTAGCTCTGTAAGGCGTCTTGCGTTAAAGTATCAACACCTTAAAGGAGTTTTATAATGGCTCAAACACGATTTTCTGGCCCAGTCGCCTCGGATAACGGGTTTATCTCCGGCACCGCTACTGATGAAATTGCGGTTACCTCTACTTCCAACGTTTCTTCTTCTTACGTTACCGCATCAAATACGACCGGTGATGTACGACTGAACTATTCCCGTCTGACCTTTACCTCTACCGGTTCTGGTGAGACAGCTCGTTTTCTTACCCGCGTAACTGGTGCTGGCGCTGCTACTGGCGGCACAGTCAACGGTGCTCATATCTCCCTGTCCATTAATGGATCTGGAACGATCTCTGGTGCCGGTAATGCTCTGCGCGTAACTCTCGGTGGATCTTCTACTGCTCCTGGCGGTACGATTTCTGCAATCCAACTGGACTCTGATTTTGCTTCGGGCGGCTCTTGGTCTGGTGCTACTTACCTGCGTTGTACGAATAGCGGAACTGGAACTGTTAGCGCTCTGTTGCGCGTTCCTGCTCCTTCTGCTGGTACGGTCTTCCGTGCTGCCGCTGGAACTCCGGCTGCTACCCACACGATCCCTGTGATCAGTGATAACGGCACTACGTACTACATCATGGTAAGTACGATTGCCTAATGCAGATAACTAAAGAGTTTCTGCTAGAAGAGATCAAGCAAATGGAACAGCAACGCGCTCACGCACATGACGTGGCCGTTGCTTCCCAAGCCGCCATAGATACGATGAAAGCTATGCTGGCCCGTCTTGAACTTGATGAACCGGATACAGGCGCAAAAAGTAAACTTGAAGAACAGGGGTAGATATGCGTCCTATTGTAATTTCTAAAACGGGTTCAGGAGCCTCTGCTGTTGCACCGATGGATCACTACATGGCGGTGTTTAATGTATCCATTGGGGCAGTGGTATCTGGAACGGTGAACTACACAATCCAGCATACGTTTGATGATGTTTTTGCAGAAAACTTTAATGCGTCAACGGCGACATGGTTTAACCATGAAGTGTTGGTCAGTCAAACGACAAACCAAGACGGCAACTATGCGTTTCCGGTTCGTGGCATTAGAGTCAATGTGAACTCTGGGTCTGGAACGGTAACAGTAACAATTATCCAAGCCGGAATGCCGGGGCAATAAAATGGGCGTCGGTACCGGCGGGGTATCCAGCTTCTTATATACCGGGGTCTCTGGCCTCGGTGTATCGCTTCCCAATGGGTTGTCCATACCATTTCCAACGCTAGACCTAAACTTTGCTGGTACCAATTCTTTAGATACTCGCATCACCTTCACTCGTGCATCCAATGCTACTTACTTTGATGCCAACGGTGTGATGCAGACTGCTAGTAGCGGTGTAGCCAGATTCGATCACAACCCCACCACACTACAGTCCCTAGGCTTGCTGATAGAGGAGCAGAGGACGAATTTGCTGACTTACTCGTCTGAGTTTGACAATGCGGCTTGGACGAAAACTCGCAGTAGTATCACGGCAAATACAATTGTTGCGCCTGATGGGACTTTGACTGGCGATAAGTTGGTTGAAGACACAAGCGCAACTAACAGTCATCTGGTAATTCAAACATCAACTGCCACTAAAAACGCAACATATACTTTTTCTTTTTTTGCAAAAGCAGCGGAAAGAAGTTTTTGCAGGGTATTTTTAAACGGGTTTTCTGGAAACAATATTCGAGTATCTTTTAATTTAAATACGGGAGCCACATCTGCAAGTGGTTTTGGTGGTACTGGATCGTTTTCTAACGCTGCTGCAGTTTCTGTTGGAAATGGTTGGTTTAGGTGTTTTATAACAGGTATCCCAAGCACAGCAGCAGGCACAGGATTTGACGCTCAAATTAACTTAGCAACAGATGGAACTATTAATGGCGATCTTTACACCGGCGACGGCACCTCAGGCATCTACCTCTGGGGCGCACAACTAGAAGCCGGAGCCTTCCCCACCTCTTACATACCCACAGTCGCTGCCACAGTCACCCGCAATGCTGATGTTGCGACGATGACTGGTACTAACTTTAGTAGTTGGTTTAATCAAAGCGTAAGTACGTTTTATGCTGAGTATTCTATTGATGCGACTTCTACTAGCACACAGGCATCTTATGTGTGGGGTATAAGAAATACTGCTACAGCAGGTTTAGATGGTTATGGTGTAAGAAGCACACGCAACAACACAATTAGCCCAACTTTAGTCGGACGTTCTGGCGCAACCGCTCCATCATTACCTTCTAATTTCGGGGTTGTAGTAGCCGATCAGTTATTAAAAACAGCCGCTGTTATTGATGCAAATTTTACGTTAAGCGTAAACTCTGGTTTGGTTAGCTCCACAAATACCGTTTTTGGTTTAGACACGCAAAATGAATTTATGATTGGAACAGCAGATGCTGGAGGAACAACGCCATACCAACTCAACGGTCACATCCGCCGCATAGCCTACTACCCCGTTCGTCTTAGCAACGATCAACTCCAAGCATTAACTCGGTGACAACATGACTGACTACTACTTAAAAGCAGCATCAGAGGAAGCCTTGTTTGCGGCACTAGAAGCCGCTGAGATCACCTTGGATAGCCTACCCCTACCTGGGTATGCCTTGGATGTCATAGGCACTATCTATACCCCTACAGGCAAGATCATCAAAGGTGAGGAAGGTGAGTATCTTGAGATGAAGCCTGTGCCTGGATACCATGCAAACCTGCGGTGTGAGGAGTTGCCTGAAGATGTGCTGGCTTTGTTGCCGGTGATAGAAGCACCTAACACTCCACAAAGAGTTTGGGCATAATCATGGCTAAGGGCATGGGCATCAAGACCTCTGTGAAGTCGGGCAACTTTCGTCCGACTAAGCAGGGCGCTGGTATGACAGATAAAGGCGTGGCAGCGTATCGCCGTGCCAATCCAGGGTCAAAGCTCAAGACTGCCGTAACAGAGGATAAGCCTACTGGAGAACGGGCAAAGCGCCGCAAATCATTTTGTGCACGGTCGGCTGGACAGATGAAGCAGTTTCCAGAAGCCGCCAAAGATCCCAACAGCCGTATTCGGCAAGCGAGAAAAAGGTGGAAGTGCTAAATGGAAATGATGCTTTGGAATATCGCTTTGAGTGCGATAGTGGCAATTATGGGTATGCTGCTTAAAAGTAAGTTCGACGAACTCAATCGTCTGAGCATCCTGCTTAATAGGACGCGGGAAGAAGTAGCTCGGGAGCACATTACCCGTGCAGAAGTGCGGCAGGATCTGGATAAGATCCGTGAACATTTTGACGACGGCTTCCGCAGACTAGAAGCCAAACTTGACGCGATGGCGCAGAGGAAATTATGAAACGCAAAGTCAAACGGTATGAGAACGGCGGATACTTAGAGTCCGATGACGCTAAGAATCTTATGGCTGCGTCCAAGCGTGAAGCGATGGACTATAGCCGTAGCCAAATGAGTGATGAGCCAGGTGCTACCGAAAGCATTCGCCAGTTTGTAGAGCGCACTAAGACTCCTGCTAATACAGCCAAAGCTCCGATTGTCACCAAAGAGCAGATGAAGTCTGCCGGGTTTGATAACCTGCGTGACTATCTCAATGCTCAGCGTGGTCTGACCCGTCGTGGTTCTGCAGCAGCTCCGGCAGCACCAAAATCCATGGGTCCAAGCGGACAGGACATAGACCGCATGGAATCCGCTCTGACGGCCTCCAATATCCGTGATGAGCGTAGAGCATACGAGCAAGGCAAGGACGCTACAGCAGCCGCTAAACGCGCAGCAGATATGCAGAAAGAACGTGCTGCATACATGAAAGAACAGGCCCGCAAGAAAGAAGATACTCAGACAGGTTCTGAGCGTCTTGCTCGCAAGGCTGAAGCATTTAGAACCAGGATGCGCGAGCAGGCTGGTGGTATGAAGAAAGGTGGCATGGTCGCATCTAAACGCGCAGACGGTATTGCTCAGCGCGGCAAAACCCGTGGAAGGATTATCTAAATGGAACAGGAACGCAAAGACTCTACCCGCACCAAGAAGATCAAAGAAGCAAAGATTGAAGATGACTTCTTAGGCATCAAAAAGGGTGTCAAATACGCTACGACGAAGGCTAGTGAATTAGCTGATCGTATGGGCTACACCCAGGAAGAGGAATACAGTAAGCCGATTAAAAAGGCCAAGGGCGGTTATGTGCGTTCTGCCGATGGTTGCGCTCAGCGTGGCAAAACTCGCGGGAAGATGGTGTAACCATGAGGGACGCTCTCAAAAGTGGTGCGCTCGGGATTGGCCCCGCAATTCTTGCAAAGAACCCAGATTTACTTCGTGGTTTTGGTGTCGTTGGAAATGTAATGGCCGAAGACATTGAAGATCGTGACGAAGAAAAAAAGCGGCAACAGGCAGGAATGAAAAAAGGCGGAAAAGTGTCATCAGCATCTAAACGTGCTGATGGGTGTGCAGTCCGTGGTAAGACGAAAGGGAAAATGGTATGAAAAAGATGACTGGTATGGGCGCTACCAAAATGGGCGCTGTCAAAACCTCTAGCAAACCTGATGGCGTTATCAAAAAAGGCGCTACCAAAGGCAAGATGGTCAAGATGGCCGCTGGTGGTATGCCGATGGTTGTGAAGGGCGGGAAGAAAGTCCCGGCGTTTGCTGCTGATGGCAAGGGCAAGATGGCCAAAGGCGGTATGGCTATGAAGCGCGGCGGCGGGAAGTGCTAAATGCAAGATAGGTTTTGGAGCAAAGTAAACACTTCCAATGACGGATGTTGGGAGTGGAAAAACGCATTGAGCCGGAAAGGATACGGTTGGTTTAATGCGGGCTCCAAAAGTACATATGCTCACAGAGTTGCAGCTTTTTTATCTGGGCTTATAGATTCTTTGTCTACACCTTTGCATGTTTTGCACTCATGCGACAATCCAAAATGTTGCAACCCAAGTCATTTATTTGTTGGAACAAATTTGGACAACATAAAAGATAGAGTTCAAAAAGGTCGCAGCAAAGCACCAAAGTTGCATGGACAAACAAATGGTATGGCAAAACTTTGCAATTCTCAGGTAAAAGAAATTAGAGGGCTATATTTTGCTTCGATGTTTAGTCAATCACAGCTAGCAAAAAGATATGGTGTTCGGCAATCTCATGTTAGTAGAATAGTCAACAATGTGAGATGTGGAGGTGTAAATTGATGCCTAGCCGTGGGATGGGCGCTGTCCGGGCGTCCAAAATGCCAACTGCCAAAACCGGGAGGCGGAAAGATGGAGACACTTTCACTCAGTATAAAGAGGGTGGCAAAGTCAAGTCTCGCGTCAATGAGGCAGGTACTTATACGAAGCCTGGGATGCGTAAGAGCCTTTTTGAAAAGATTAAAGGTTCCGCGACTCAGGGGACTGCTGCGGGTCAGTGGTCAGCCCGCAAAGCACAGCTCTTGGCTAAGCAGTACAAAGCTAAGGGGGGTGGATATAAGTGATCCGGGCACCGGTATACGACCCGAAGCGAGACGGGAATGTGTTTTCCTGGGTTTTGAAAGCAGCAGAGGTATACCGGATGAGAAAAAGGACTGAACGCGATGCCGCTAAAGAAGCCACAACAGAGCTTAAAAGAATGGGGCCAGCAGAAATGGACAACACGAAGTGGTAAACCGTCGTCCGTTACCGGCGAGCGCTACCTCCCAGAGAAGGCGATCAACGCACTTTCTAGTTCAGAGTATGCAGCGACGACTAGAGCGAAAAGAGCTGGTAAAGCTGCTGGAAAACAGTTTGTTAAACAGCCAAAACGAATTGCAGCAAAAACAGCGAGGTTCAGATGAAAACGGTTACACCTAACCCGGCTAAAGAAGACCAGATGAGCAAAGACCCGATTGATCAGATCAAGAAGGGTAAAGGCAAAACTGTTATTGCAAAGTCTGGTGGTTTTATCAAAGACGCAATCAAGAAGCCTGGTGCGTTACGCGCCTCTCTTGGCGTCAAGAAGGGTGAGAAGATCCCTGCCGGTAAACTTGCTGCCGCTGCCAAGAAGCCTGGCAAGATGGGCCAGCGTGCTCGCCTGGCTCAGACATTGAAGAAACTAGGAAAGTAAAATGCCTACCTCCGGTACCGTAGCGTTTAACCTAGACCTCTCCAATCTTATTGAAGAGGCGTTTGAGCGCGTCGGTGGTGAGCTGCGTTCTGGTTACGATCTGCGGACGGCCAGGCGGTCATTAAATCTGTTGACGATAGAGTGGTCAAATCGTGGCGTGAATTTGTGGACGATGGAGCAGGGATCGTTCCCGCTGGTTACAGGCCAGGCCATCTATCCCATTCCCTCGGATACCATCCAGATCCTTGATACGGTCATCCGGCAGAACCCCGGTACGCTGAACCAGATCGACATCAACATCAGCAACATTGCTGAGCCAACCTATTCTTCAATTCCAAACAAGCTCACCCAGGGACGCCCGATTCAGTATTGGTTCAACCGGCAGTCTGGGAACGAGAACATTACGGCCATTACCCTGGCCCAAGATATCAACGCCACGGATACGACGATTGAGCTGAGCACGACTACAGGCTTGGCTGCGGCAGGCTTTATCAAGATCAACAACGAGACAATCAGTTATCCCAATATCTCGGGTAACTCGCTTATCAACTGCGCCCGTGGACAGAACGGTACTACGGCAACAAGCCATGCGGTCATTGGCACACCCCCGATCACGGTGCAGAACCTCCCGTGTGTAAACCTTTGGCCGACGCCTAATCCTCCTGGAGACCAGTACACATTTGTCTACTGGAGACTGCGCCGGATGCAAGACGCCGGGAATGGAACAACGGTACAGGACATTCCGTTCAGGCTTATCCCGTGTATGGTGGCTGGCCTGGCGTATTACCTCGGCATGAAGCTCCCAGGGATAGATCCCACCAGGATTCAGATGCTTAAAATGGACTATGAGGAGCAGTGGACCTTGGCGTCCCAAGAGGACCGTGAGACAGCTCCGCTGCGGATCGTCCCACGCAACATGTTCTACTACGGATAAAAATGGCCTACAAAGACCCAGCCAGAGCCCTGGAATACTATCGCCAGTACAACGAGAAACGTCGTGCTGCGAAGCGTCCTATTAGCGCTAGGCAGGCCGCTATGAATGCTGGTGAGACGCATTACATGACGGGCAAGCCATGTGTACATGGTCATTTAAGCAAGCGCAGTGTTAAGACCAGGATCTGCATGGAGTGCGACAGGCTAGACAAGGAACTGTTGCGCGAAACAAAATCAGAAGATGTAAAGGCCAAAAAGCGTCAGTCATACGCAAGGCATCGTCAAAAAGCGCTAGACACCAAAAAAGCCTACAGGCAAGCAAACAGAGGGAAGATTATTGCGCTGGCTGCACTTAGGAAAAAAATCATCAAGCAGCGCACTCCTAAGTGGCTAACCAAAGACGACTTGTGGATGATCAAAGAAGCCTATGATCTTTCTAGTTTGCGGACTAAAATGTTTGAGTTCTCTTGGCATGTGGATCATGTGATACCACTGCAAGGAGAAACGGTAAATGGGTTACA